AAAACCGACGATGATCCAAAGGATGATTATAAACCTCAATATGCTCCATCTGAAGCAAATACCGATAAGGAACTTCTAGAAAAGGTTATTGACGAACAGAATGAAGAGCTAATAGATTTGAGAGAATCTTTGGCTCAAAAAAGTGGTATGTCTAGGAGGGAATTAGAAGAACATAATGGTAAAATTATTTGTGAACTAAGGGAAGAACTATATAGGGAAAAAGCAGAAATGCAAGGTAAGACCGAACGTAAACCTCAGGCACAAACTGATGAGGTAGCTAATGTTTGGTACAAAGATGATTTTAATCTTAGTGCCTTGGATTTGGGCAAAACAACATTAAGTTGGAATGCTCTAAGTGAATCCCAAATTAAAGATAAGTTATCCAATAATGTAGTGCTATTTAAGGTACATGTTACTGCTGGACATAGGAAAATAACGAGAGCCGTATGTATTTCAGGTCAAGTTTACATGTTTAATATGCACATTTTGAAAGAAGTTCCGGAATTGTTTTGTTTAGACATATATTTTGAAGGGACCACCAAAGGTGTGAGTCCAAATATCACTGTAACTTTAAATAAGAATTCCATAAGACGAGATCCTTCTCGTGATCTCGCTTTTGTTGAGATACGTGGAGTACCTCCTAGGAAAGACATTATAGATCTCTTTTCAAAAGTGCATGCTGGATTAAAGATTGAAGGATATTATATTTCAAGATATGATAATGGACTTGTGGAATATAAGGATGTCCACAGAATACGATCTAAGACAGTTTATGTAGATCAATTAGATCGCAATATTGATTGTTGGGAAGGTCTTGTTGAAAGAGGGACAGAATCTGGTTTCTGCGGATCTTTATTAGTCGGTAAGACTGGTTATGGTCCAGTAATTTTAGGAATACATTTCCTAGGTCATGAACAATTGGCTACAGTGGCATCTGTTGCTATCAATCAGGATTTTTTAAGGCGAGTTATGACTCAATTCAAACCTCAAGTTCAGGGATCTAGTTTTCAAATAGGTTCAGATAGTGTTCAAGTAGGATTGACTGATTTATCTGTTAAATCTCCCTTTAGATATCTTGAGGAGGGTTCAGCACAGGTGTACGGAACTTTAACATTACCGAGAGCTTCTGGAAAATCATGCGTAGAAAAAACTTTGCTGCATGATGATTTGAGGGATATAGGTATTCACAGTACTGCAACAAAACCAGATTTAAAATCATGGCGTCCCTGGCATTTAGCAGCTAAAGAAATGGTGAAGCCAGCTAACAATTTTGATCCAGAAGTAATAAAGGAATGTGTGGAATCATATGTTCAAGATATTTTTAGTGTTTTATCTTTAGATGAACTTAAAAATGAAGTCATGGTTTATGATACTTTCACAGCTATAAACGGTGCTGTAGGTGTATCTTATGTTGATGGAATTAATAAAAGTACATCAATTGGGCACCCATACAATAAAAGTAAACGCCACTTTATAATAGAATTGGAGCCCCAACATGGTTTAAATAATCCCATTGATTTCACAGATGAGATCAAAAAACAAATAGAAAATATAGAAGAGGATGGTCGTAAAGGTATGCGTGCCAATCCTTGTTTTAGGGGTAATTTAAAAGATGAAGCAGTTTCAGAATTGAAAGCAGAGATGGGAAAAACAAG